TAAAAACTGTTGATTTTAGACTAGATAGCTTAAAAATTAAAAACCCACCTAAATTACCGAATCAATTAGAAACATTTCCTACTCGATTAATGCTTCGAGTTTTGGACAAAGGTGCATTACAAAAAGGATCAAAGAAAGATGAGATTCAAAAAGAAAATGAACTTGCCATTTATCAAAGTAAGTCTTATGCTAGAGCTAATCTAGTGTTTTCTCAAACTATGAGAATTGCGATTCCACTTAATCCAAGTTTAAGAGCGGGTCAAATGTTGAATCTTAGATTTCCACTTAAAGAATCAATTGATGAAAAAACTGCAACACTTGGAGATGAAGACGATAATGACATTAGTGGAAGGTATTTAATTTCAGAATTAAGACATGACATAGGTGGTAATAAGTCTAAGACTACGTTAAAATTAATTCGTGACACTTATACCTTAAACGCTTAAATAAAAGAAACAGGAGAATCAAATGAAATCAATCGAAGACCATATCGAAAAGGATAAAAAAATCCTTGAAGACCCACAAGCAAATCCAGCAGCACGCAGACATGCAAAAGAAGAGTTGCATGAATTAGAAGTGTATGCAGAACACCATAAAGAAGAGATTGCAGCAGGCGATCATCATGACCCTAATGCTTTAGAATTATTTTGTGATATGCATCCTGATGAACCTGAGTGCCTAGTGTATGATGATTAATTAAATGAACCAACAGTCAATTAATTTTTTCGGAAAAGATCCTATGGTATGGTGGATTGGTCAAGTGACCGATCCAGATAAGGGAGAGTGGCGTGATTGTTTAGAATCAGAAAGATCTGCTTATCCAGAAAATAAATCAACGGTGAATAAACACATTTATTCGCATCGTTGTCGTGTTCGTATTGTTGGATATCATGATTGCGCTGATGACCTTCCTGATAAAGATTTACCATTAGCTCATATTCTTTTACCATCCAATACTTCAACCACTGCTGGTTGTGGAGAAAGTGTTCAATATCAAGGTGGAGAAGTTGTTGTTGGATTTTTCATGGATGGTGAAGATGGCCAACAACCAGTGATATTTGGAACTTTATTTAAACAACCTTTTATTGCTGATAGTTTAACTACAGGAGATTTTGAAGCAAAAAAACAAACTTGTTTTCAACCATATACTCCACCTCAAGCTAGACAACAGGCTGGAAAACATCAAATAAGTGTAAATTCACCAGCAGAAGTTGTGTGTGTTGATGGTGAATCATCAACAACTATATGTCAAGATCAGGAACAGGCTGAAACTAATGTTACAGTTAATACTTTTGACCCATGTGAAGAAAATGAAATATCAAAAATAAGTGAAACTATAAAAGCTTTCACTCGAAAGATGAACACTCTTCAACAATTGAATGATGTCAATACATATGTTGACCCAATAATGGGTGGAATTGTAGATATTAGGTCAGAAGTAAAATTAGCAAGTTTCAAAATTCAAAACTCAATGACGAAGTTAATTCGTCGTGGTCGTTCTTGGTTGATTCAAGACACTCTTGATAAGTTAGATAAGACACTAGAGGAGAAAACTGATAAATTTAATCAAGTGGTGTTAGGTCAAGCGACAAATGCATTAACAAGCGTGATTTTCTGTAATATTGAAAAGATACAGGATGGATTAAAAGATTATCTTTTGAAAAGTTTAGAGAATATGATAGGACAAGTATTGGATATTCCGACTTGTGGAGTTGAAAATTTTCTTGCTGATATGTTTGGACAAATCAATAATCTGATAGATACAAGTCTTGGAGGTATGTTTGATCAACTGAATAGTATTCAAGGTGGTGGTATTGCACTTCCGAGTGAAACATTTTCAAAAGCGATTAAGTTTGCAAATATTCTTACAAATGTTCTTGATTGTGATAAGGTTAATTGTTCTCCACCTACTGTATTTTCCTCAAAGAATGGTGTTTCAGAATCACTTGAAGATAGTTTTGATTCTTTGATTGAGGGTTTAGGATTGAGTCGTCTTACTAATATTGCTGATAGTATTGATGATATTGCAGATGGGATTCCAGCAGAACCAAGTGCTCCAGACTGTAATACAAATGTTCTTAAATGTGGCCCACCTAGAGTTGATTTCTTAGGTGGAAATGGCACAGGTGCAAGTGGAAGTGCGATTGTTAATGCTCTTGGAAATGTGATTGGTGTTGCGATTGATAATGGTGGAAATAATTTCACAGAACCACCCTCATTAGCATTCTTTGATAGTTGTGATAGAGGATATGGTGCTGGAGGTTATGTTAGAATCAAAGATGGTTCGGTTTCAGATGTTGTAATGATAAGTGGGGGACAAGAATACTTACCAAATACAACGGAAACCGATATTAATGGTAATGTTAAACAAGTTAATCCAGACCCAAATGCAAACTATGATGGTGAAGTTTCTTATGTAACTTCTTTAGATGATGTTGTTGTCCAAAACACAGGTTTTGGTTATGATGATAATGACACAATCACAGTAGGTGGAACAAATGGAGCAGAAGTTGAATTGGTCATTCGAGATGGATTAATTGTAGATGCAAATGTTGTGAATGGTGGATTTGGATTCACTTCTCTTCCAGATTTACTCATAAATAGTGATACTGGAGCTGGTGCTGTGTTAAAACCAGTCTTGAAGTTTAACAAGGTTGATGATGCAGCTCAACTTGCTGAATTAAGTCAGGACGCTGTTGTAACTGTAATTGATTGTATAACAAAATAAAATGGCAAAAGCACCAAACGATAAAAAAAATATAGAATACATTCGTAGATTAAGGTACACTCTTCAGAGTGGACAGAGTTCCATACATGGTGATACAAACTTTCAAGTTCTTACACAGGAAGGGCAATCTCTTTCATTTCATCAAAGTACAGGACAGGGTGCATCTGAAGGAGGTGGGCCTGGTACAGGTAAACATGTTTTAACCACGCCAGGAATGTCAATGGAAGTTCTTGGTTCTGGATTGAAAGTTAGAGACCCTGGCGACACAACCATGTTACCAACGAAGATTATTAAAGCCAAAAGAGGTGATATGATCTTTGAGTGTGAGAATGGAGACATTACGTTAAGAGCAAGAAACATTTTTATTGATGCGAATGGTGGTGGTCAAGATGGTCAATTCACTGTAAAAGCAGAAAGAATCGCAGATATTGGAGCTCCAGACATTCGTGTTCAAGGTGAAAAAATTACAGTCAAAGCTTCTAAAGATATGACTGTGATAGCTAAAGGTCAGTTTGAACTTAAGTATGGATTCATGGTTGCTGCAGCTTTTGCTGATGAAAGATTTGGTGCGTTAACAGCCAACCTCAAGAAAACACAATTATCAACTATGAGGACATTATGAACATTTCTAGATTACAGTCAGATAAATTAATAGTAGGAACAAATGATGTTTCCTATTCTGCACCTGATACCTCTCCCACAGGGACTGCGGTATTGAATGGCCCTGTTTATGTTGGAAAAACTGGTGCATCGCCAGGATATGAGGGAGTTTTAAATGTAACATCCAACTCTGCACCTCAAAATGCATTAGATACTCAACCAACTTGTAGTGCAAATCTAGCGATTAAATCTGATGGTAATCTGACTGTTGCTGGTGATGGTAAGACTGCGAATGCTTTACTTATATCTGGTGGTTCATCTGTTGACACTATTAGTGTCATAGGTGACATGACTGTCTCTGGTTCGGTTGATTGTGGTAACAAAGGTAGACTTGCATCTAGGTTTGCTGCTGCAGACGCATCTCCAAAACCATTTGATCTAGTTCATCCCACGAAAGGTGAGGGACATCGACTTCGTTATGCTTGCATTGAAGGCCCAGAGGTTGCAGTTTACTGTCGTGGTAGATTAAAAGAGTCTAACGTAATTAATTTACCTGATTACTGGAAAGACTTAGTTCATGAAGATAGTATCACTGTTCAGTTACAACCGATTGGATCAAATCAAAATCTTGTAATTCAAGAGTTTAATAATGAATTTATTGTCATTGCAGAGGATTCAACTAATACTGATTTGATTACTGATTTATCGACCATTGATTGTTTTTATCATGTATATGGCGAAAGAAAAGATATCAATCCTTTGATAGTTGAATATGAGGGCAACAGTTGGGAGGATTATCCAGATCCAAACTATGATCCAAATAAGGTTGATTCTGATAAGAAGAATACAAAAGACCCTCGATTTGATGGCCCACCAAACACAGTCACCAAATGAGTTTTCCTTATATAGAAGAGAATTTTATTTCTTTGAGTGAGTGTCAAAGACTTATAGATTATGCTACGTTAAATAAGAGTGAAAATGTAAGTCGTGATGATGTTTATTCTACAAATATTGAATGGACTGATCATGGTGCTACATATTATGGAAACAATGTTGATCCTATAACACCCGAAGACGATGATGAGGTTGTTACAAAGGTTACT